GTTTGATGGTATGATTTTGCGAAAGCATAATGGCAACTCTTCTGGTTGGCCAAATACTATTCAAACCAATTCCATATATCTTTATTGTCTTTTCGTGTATTGTTGGTTACGATATCACGAAGATAACGGAATTCCTTGTAAACATTCCGATTTTGATAAGATGACTGATCTTATGATATGTGGAGATGACGCCGTTTTTCATTTCCTTGAAAATGGTGTTAATTTTATTAAGTATGCTGTCGAGCTTGGCGCCATAATTAAGTTAGAGAGTCCTGTACCCAGGGATATTATTCAGAATTCATTCTGTTCTCAAACTACTATTGTGGTCATGTATAAGAATCGCAAACACTATGTTCCTATTGGTGATTGTGACAAACTCGAAGCTTCTTGGTATCTTGGGTGTAAAAAACGTTATCCTCGCCTTACTTTTGTGCGCACTGCGCAACTTATGGTTCCTGCAATATTCCATCCTAACTTGTATGCACGTATGTGTGATTTCCTTACTCGTTTCGTTCAATCTGATCAGACTAATTCTCTTCTTCAGAATGACGTTCAAGACGGTATGGGCCTTACGTGGGATAATGTTAAGTCTGTTTGGAAGACTAAACAACAAATTATGGATTTATACACTGAATAATCGGTCTCGCGAGTAATTACTTTCCCGATTTTAAAAATTGTTATGCACGAACATGTCTCATACGACAACCGCGATCATTTCGTTGAAGGGCGAGATTCCAGCTACAATCATTTGTGGAATGGAGAAGTTGATCGACATAATCAGCTCATTAAAGCTGGGCACCGACACCGACATATGGAGGGTGGCTCAGTTGGTAAATATGCTAACAGAGCCCTTAGTATTGCCACTTATCCTTTGTACAAACCGATTAACTATCTGCTTGGGTCCGGGAGATCCGAGTCTCCTGATGAAGTATCTGCGTGGATTCGAAAACAAAAACTCCGTACTATCGAGCCCAACCCCGGACCTCCTAAAGTTAGGCGAGGAGAAAAACTCGTCTTCCTTAAAGGAATGAAAACTGGTGGGAAAAAGAAGAAATTGCAGAGAAAAATCGGCAAAAAACTTCTTAAAGCTGAGAGCAAAATCATAGCTCGTCAAAAGAACGAAGGTTCTTATATTCAGCAGCCCATTGGTAAGCAGATCACTGGACAAAAATTTAAAATGTCTAGCGGTAGTGGCTTCCAACAGAACCGAATTGTTGGTTCTTCTGTAATTGCTATTAACGTTACTGCTGCTGGTGCGCCCACTGGCTCTTTCATTTATCATATTCATCTTAACCCTGCTTCTATGGGTATACCCAAACTTAGCTCCTTTGCCAGTTTTTATCAACGTTACTTTATCAATAGTATTCGTTTTCGATTGCAAACTAACTTACCTCAGACTGAAAGAGGTGGTATTGGTGGCTATTATAATAGTGAAGTTGGAGACGATATTCAGAATGTTGCTGTTGCTGACCGATTGCAATATGCGACTGGTCGTCCTGGTTATCGCCAATTCAGTGTTTATGACCAGAAGATGTCTTGGTCCATGCCTTATCAGATGAGAAGCACTATGGTTAATGGTCGTGTTACTAACCAGCTTTTCTATACCGACACAGGTAATAATCTTGAGCCTAATTTAACCACACAAGGAACTTTCACACTCCTTGTTGCTGGAACACTTGGTTCAATTGCTGATGATACTGGCGGCTTAGGCAATCTTGATGTTGATTATGATATAACGTTTTATATGGCACAGGATGATTTTCCTATTCAACCCGCTCAAAAGGCAGGAATGCTTAAAGTTGTCGGTGGCGGCACTTTTTCTTCTTCTGTTCCTTTGGGTTTAATTCCTGAAACTAAGTTTAACACTAGTACTATTCAGGCCATATACTACGTACCTCAAGCTAACAACCAATTGGTTGGGTTCCCTCCAGGAACTACTCGATGGTTGATGAATAGTTCCTTGACAGGTACCGTTTTTGCGGGTAATCCTATCTTGGAACCTCGATCTTATTTTACACCATCTAATTCTGCCCAGGTCACTATCATCAACACTAAGGGTACTCAAAATTCTGCTGCCACAGCCAGTGTTGGATACACTGTTTTTGATGTCGTGAACAACGCAACTATTAATTTGCCAATTAATGTTTACATGACTACAGGAGCTACTGCTACAACTGTTACTGCTTCTGAAATGTACTTATCTGTTGCCTCTAACAATTTGCTCTTACCTCGTACTCTTGAGGAAAAAGTTGAGCACAAAGTAGAAGAAAAACTACTCAAAATCACCAATCGCTTGCAGGAACGCATATCACGCTTAGCGTTAATGCTTCCTCCAGAAGATCTGAAAGATTGGGATGTCACTTACATTCCTGATACTGAGGGCCCTGAGCCCGCTGTAATTCCTTGTGAATATAAATCTGTATCATCTTCTGTGTCTATGGATCAAAAATATCCTCGGCGTATTGTGGATGGCATTCGCTTCCATACTGACGTTGGTAACCCGCTATCTTCGCGTGGTACTGTCGCGCCTTATTTTGACACAAGC